AAGATTGGCAGAGTGGTCGAATGCGTCAGTCTTGAAAACTGAAGACTCGAAAGGGTCCGTGAGTTCGAATCTCACATCTTCCTCCAGAGTGAGTTATTATGAAGAAATTGTGGAGTTTGTGGGCTAAGGCTCTTGGCGAGAAACAAGGGAAAACTGATTCAGATGCTGATGTTGTGGCTATGTTCAGAACTCTTATCGTCGTGGTTTATGTTACTACAAACATTTTTATTATTGCAGGTATAATTAGACATTGGTAAAGGAGTTACTATGCTTGAATTGTTTTTTCTGATTTTGTTTTTAGTATTCATTGGGTTTTTACACCTAACGAAGTAAAGTTATGATCGTATGAAGTAATTAGAAATGAGTTCTGGACGCGGGTTCGATTCCCGCCAGCTCCACCAAAAGTATATTATGAAATATAAAATTGTTGTAAAGACTCGATATTCAACTTATGTGAAGAAGAGAAGCAAGAACAAAGAATTTCTCGTAGATATAGCATTGCTTCTCTCAAAGAAGCATCCTACTTGGAAAATCTTTGTTGTTGGTGAAGATACAATAATCTAGTATACTTTTGATGGGGCTGACAAGGTTTCGACAGGGCGAAAAGTATATGCATGGACGATCCAGTAGGCGATGACTGTAAATCAAGCAAATCAAAATAAATGCAAACGATAACGCATTTTTGATGGCAGCGTAAGCACCATCTGAGTTTTGCCAGTTGAACTTGGAAACAGAATCAACTGGCTTCGGGATATATCCAGTATCTGGTTCCGTTTTCTCGTGTAGCGAGTTTTCTGCCAGTTGCTTTTGCGGAAAGTTTTGCAGCACCTTTTCGCGCGTTTTCTGCTGCTAGTGGGTTTGTTCTACCTTTAGTTGTTGGTTTACCTTTTCTAGAATCTGATATCTTTTTATTATGTTCTGGAGATTGTTTCTTTCCAGCATTCCAAGGTTTTATTCCCTTTGGTTTTCCTTGTTTGGAGTTGTAGTATTTTACACTCCATTCATTTTCTGAAATAAGGGATAATAAATACCCTTCATATCGTTGTGCTTCGTTTTTAGTTGTGAATGTTTTTATGATTCTTCGTTTGAAATCTTTGGGTCTATATTTTATTTCTCCATATAACCATCTTGATGATGTTGTATATGTGTCATCATATGACCCAGAATGTTGACCGACATAGAACATTTTTCTACTTTTATCGAACCACATATATACGAAATGCACTGTCATTATTATCTCCATTTAAATGTATCTTACACTATTATTTAGTAAAAATGAATGCTTGCGAGCGAGTTCGCATTAGCAGCCTAATTACTGCTTAGGGTTTCGGTGGGTTTCCTCGTAACAGAATAACCCACCACTTATAAATAAACGTATGACTATTCCAAAATACAAAAGTATATTCATATCAGACGTGCACTTGGGCACGAAAGACTGCAAGGCAGCGACACTTAATGATTTCCTAAAGAACAACAGCTGCGAAACTCTATACCTCGTCGGTGACATTATCGATGGTTGGAGGATTCAACAAAACAAGTGGCGTTGGAAACAAACCCATACTAATGTTATTCGGAGAATCCTCGGTTGTTCAAAGGATGGAACGAAGGTAATATACATTGCTGGAAACCATGACGAATTCTTAAGACCACTTCTTTCGTATAACATTGGGTTTGGTCTTGTAGAGATAGCCAATCAGTATGAACACATTGGGGTTGATGGTAAGAAATACCTCGTAGTCCATGGTGATCTATTCGATGGTATTACCAGACTAGCTCCTTGGATCTCATTCCTCGGTGATCGTGCATATGATTTTATTCTTAGTGCGAACACCAGATTAAACTGGGCAAGAAGAAAACTTGGATTTGGTTATTGGAGTCTGAGTAGATTCCTAAAGTATAGAGTAAAGAAAGCAATTGATTTTGTTTTCCACTTTGAAAAGAATATCGCGAAGTACTGCGCCAAAAGAGGGTTTGATGGTGTTATCTGTGGGCATATACACCACGCAGAAATCAAAACTATCGATGGCGTTGTTTATATGAATGATGGTGACTGGGTAGAATCGTGCACTGCATTAGTAGAGCATCATGATGGAACCTGGGAAATAATTATGTGGACTCCTCACGATGAATGACCGTAAGACAATTCTTATTATCACTGATAACTTACCGGACCAAATAAATGGCGTCGTTACTACTTTCAAAAACATTGAAACGTATGCTGATCGCGATGGGTTTGATATTGTTTATCTTGATCCCAGGCAGTTTAATTATATTAACTGTCCTGGCTATGCTGACATTAAACTCTCATTCCCGTTTAAGATTGCGGAAAAGATTGAGAGCATATCTCCAGATTATATCCACATCGCTACGGAAGGTCCTATCGGATTTTTTGCTCGCTGTTACTTGGATAGTAAGAAAGTAAAGTACAACACAAGTTATCATACAAAGTTTCCGGAGTTCCTGAAGAAGTTGTATGGTATTCCAGAATGTATCAGTTACAAATACTTTCGCTGGTTCCACAAACACAGTGGTAAAGTTCTAACCACCACAAAGACCATGGTCCAGGAACTGGAAGAACATGAATTCGGCTCTAGAATAATCACATGGACTCGCGGAGTTGACAGAACTATATTTGACAAATCTCTTCGATCAGAGTATAATGGTAAGGTGTTACTGAGTGTAGGTAGGGTTAGCAAAGAAAAAGGTATCGAGGATTTCTGTAATCTTGACTTTCCAGGTGCTACTAAGATCGTAGTTGGTGATGGTCCAATGCGAAAAGAACTACAGGCTAAGTACCCAGATGTGCAGTTCGTCGGTACGAAACGAGGAACAGAACTGGCTAAGTATTATGCCAATGCAGATGTGTTTGTCTTTACGAGTAGGGTTGATACTTTCGGCATCGTTATAATCGAATCATTATCAATGGGAACTCCAGTAGCAGCATATAAAGTTCCTGGCCCAATTGATATTATTGAACCTGGTGTTAACGGATTTATGGGTGAAGATCTTGCTGAGAATGTCGATTGGTGTTTATTACTCAATCGAGATTCTGTTGAGAAATCAAGTAGCAAGTGGTCTTGGCAAGAATGCTGGAATATATTCAAGACGAACCTGATTTCTGTCTGATGAGATTAGCAAATTGTGATGAGATTACGATGAGATTAGCAAAGTATGATGACAATTGACTTGGGTGAACTAAAAGATTTTATTGAATCTCAATCAGAAACTACTAGGATTTATTTCGGGGCAGACTCTGAAAGAATTAATGTAAATGATGTATGGATGGTAGATTACCTTTTGGTAGTTGCGATTCACATTGATGGAAAACATGGAGCCAAGGTATTCGGTGAAGTGCATCGTGAACGCGAATATGATAAGAGACTTGACCGTCCGAAGATGAGACTTATGACAGAGGTGATGAAGATCGCTGAGTTGTATCTAAAGTGTGCAGATTTTCTTGAGGATAAACATGTAGAGTTACATCTAGATATCAATCCTCTGGAAATACACGGAAGTTCCTGTGCTCTCAATGAGGCAGTGGGCTATATAAAGGGTGTGTGTGGAATTGATCCTGTTGTGAAGCCAAATTCCTGGGCAGCTAGTATTTGTGCTGACAGAATCAAGACCATTCTACCAAACTAAACTATTAACTACTGAGGTAAAACATGGAAGACAAGAAAGTGTTTGAATTTAATCTGGCTCTTAATCTTGAAGAAGTCAATGTTGTTCTGAGCGCATTGGCAGCAGGACAGTATAGTGTTGTGTCGGATCTTATTGCTAAGATCCGTGCGCAGGCTTTGGGGCAGATGCCACCAGAGCAACCAGTTGAAGTCGCTGACGAAGTAGTCGGCGCATAATCCCACCTTAGGGCTGTTTGACGCTACGGTAACAGGCGTCCGAGTAATTACACTGCCACTCGTCAGTTGGCTCCGGATAAAGTAACCGGAACTAATTTACTTTTATTCAGTTTCGAGGTATAATAACTTATCGAAACGAAATGAGGTAAATTATGGAAGAATTTGAGATCGTCGCTGTGCCAGTGCACTATATTCGGTGCTGCGCCTGTGGTGATGAGCACCTGGCTGGTGAGATCCGCATCGATGGTTGCGAGGAAGATATTCAGGGCAGGGATGTTCTGACATATCGTTGCCCGACTACTGCCATCGTAACGAAGGCATTCCCTCTTGTTGGCTATCGTTAAGGAGTATATTATGAAGTTCCGCGTAATTGTGAATGGTGTGCATTTCTTCTCTACTACCAAGGCCATCCGTAATGGTATCGGTGATCATTACGAAACCAATGCTGCTCTCCAGAAGGCACTTGTCTGCCTGGAGACTCCAGTAGTTCGTAAATACTTTGCTCCGATGCCAACTGCTAAAGCCAATGGCATCGCTGGTACGTGGGAAGGTATGACTGTCCAACTTGATCGGATTTAATATGGAAGAGCACCTCAAGCACTTTGCGTTTCTTTCGCTGACGAATCCCCATAACCCATACTCCGAAGTCACCAAAGGCGATATCCATTGCTTTGATGATAAGGAGCTGTTCAGGTACACGATGTTCGTCGTGACTGAGTGTATCTACATTATGTCCAAACAAAAGAAGGATATGTCTCTCAAAGAACTGAGTGGTGCAGAAATGTGCATCGAGGCAATTCAGAAAGAGTTCAAACCTGTTATGGATAAAGTAGTAGCCAAGTAAGGAGACAATATGTCTGGTGGTCATTTTAATTATGAACAGTATCGTATTCAGCGTATTGCGGATGAAATCGAGCAGTTGATTCTAAGTAATAATTCTGATACACTCGATCCGTATGATTATCCCATTGGACGCCATTACTCCAAAGAAACTATCAAAGAATTCGAGATTGGACTAGATCATTTGAAGAAGGCTATTATCTATGCACACCGCATTGATTGGCTGGTTTCTGGTGATGATGGTCAAGAAACCTTCCATAAAAGATTGAAGAATGATCTGGAGGAAGAACCAAAATGGTGATGTACTGCTATCCTAAAAAGAGGTACTACGTCGCCACTGGATTTTGGAAGAATACGCGCGGAGGTGGCTTCAGGAATTTCCTTATCACTCCAAATTTTCAACGTGCATTGTCAGTATATCGTAGGTGTAAAGTGAAGACAAGGCAGATTGATGTTCGTGAGCGCGGGTCCGACCCATATGCCCTAATGTGGGAGAAGATGTGATGAACGAACGTATTCTAGAATTGGCCAAACAAGCAGGTCTCAAGAAAGAACACGCATCTGATCGTGAGTATATCGGTGATTTTGATTTGCGTCAGTTTGCTGAGTTGATTGTGCGGGAATGTGCTGATATCGCAACAATGAATGCTCATCAGTATGATACTGCTGGCTCATATGTACTGAAACATTTCGGAGTTGAAGAATGAACGAAAAAATACGACAACTCTATGACACTGCAATGGTCGCAGCTGGTAAGGAAAAACAATTCGAAACAACTCATCTGCATGTAGCAGAAAAGTTCGCCGAGTTGATCCTACAGGAATGCTGCCTTGTTATTGAGAAACACTATGAACCAGTGTATGATGGTCAACTTATCAAGCGATACTTCGGAGTAGAATGAGTGAAGACCTAGTCTACCGACTGCGGAAACGTGCTGAGATTCGGCGAAAGATACTTACTCGCAAGAGTGTACAGGAAGGTGAACCAGATCGAATCGCTGATCTCCTAGAAGAAGCAGCGAATGAGATCGAACGACTGGATAGTTCCCGTTCGGAACGGGAACTATCCTCTTAATAACCAAGCATCCGATTTCCATCACCCAGATTGTTAGTATGACAATCTCTGCTGCGTTGGTTGCAGTTCAGCATCCAAGTATTCATCAAACCACTCCAACCATTCCACCAATCTCCGTGGCCACTATAGCCACCAGGAGTACCCATGGGGTAGTTGTCTGAACTCAGTCTCCAGTAGGTGTCAATGTTAGGTTCTTTTACTTTGTAATAGATATTAAAAGAAATATTAGTAAGTGGTACTGGATGAGTTGATGGGCAACCAAATTTAGGATAAGCCATATGTGACTTGTGATCCGGACTGTCTAGGTTGACACCATCCCAACACTGCGGAAAATGTACACCCATTACCAGTGTGCTGCCAACAGGGCAATTGGGTATAGCACGACCGCCTGGTGGAGCAGTTACTCCATCAGGAACACTCTGGCAACTGTAACCAAAACTACTGCCGCTGGCATTGTCCGTAGCCTTGGCATTACCAGCAATCATTCTTAATCCTGCTGGTAGTGGCTGAATCAAACTAGGAGGAATATAGTGATATCCAGTCTTGTAGTAAATTTGATTGGCCTCTGCCTGAAGAGGGGTGTTGGTACGAGTATCGATAATGGTTGGAACCCAATATGAACTACGATTGGCGATACCACCACCACAGGTGGAATTGCCTGTGTTGGTCAAACTGTCAGTGGTACTGAACGCATCTGCTCCGGTATTGCCAAAGAATGTGTGTAGATGTGATGCTCCGTTCTGGCCAGGGTATATGATGGGATCGTTAAATCCCATGTGGCTGTAACCACACATCATTCTGAAAGCACCGATATCGGAAGTGGTAATATCGTCAGTTGCATAAAATTTCAAACGTAGATCGCTAAAGCCAGCGGCTCTTTTGGGCACTTGATTTATATCTACTACAGGCATATCGCCCATTTTCATGCTCAGGTTCTGCGCGGTGCTGGCTGGCGTAAACACCTGACATTCTTTTAGGTCATTGTGCCAATAATTCAAATAGCGACGAGAGCAGGTCCCACCCAGTGTGTCCTGACGATAGAACCACTTGTTGACTCCATCGCCCCAACGAACCATCTTTGTACCCTCAAATGAGTATGGTTGGTCGACCAAAGCAACACGACTCCAAGTGCCTGGTGGAATGTCTGGCAGTACATTATGTGACATCATGGACATGGGTACTTCTGGCATGACAAATGGTGCCACAACAGGCAACGCTGCCACTGGAATATAACAAGCTCTTTCAAAGTTACGTAATACAGGATTTGGATCACTACCAAAAGTACTCACACTGCAAGAATAAGTGCCTGGACCAACCGACTTGATGACATAAGGACCCGCTGGGTTTACATCAAAAGAAGTATTAGGTCCATAAGCAATCATTGTATCGATAGTAACAGTGCACTTTCTGCCCATGCCGTCACCACAACTAGCAATGGAAAACTCATGACCATTGTAGGTAAACGTGGGTCTGATTGGTGCTGACGCAGCAGGAGCAGGAGGTTGGGGAGGTGGCTCTGGCGTCGGAGCAGGAGGTTGGGGAGGTGGCTCTGGCGTCGGAGCAGGAGGTTCAGGTGCAGGAGCTGGTAAATAACAAGCCTTTAGGGTTCCCTTTATTGGATCTTTACCAAAACTCCAGTTTGTGCAAAATACTTTACCAGCTGCGAATTCTTTTAACACGAATTTGTCATTGGCACCATAAGCAACAACTGTTTTTTCTTTTATTTTGCAAGCACGCCATTCTTTTGCGCAGGGATTAGAATTAAACATCTTACCCTCAACAGAGAAGGTCTGTGCTGCTGTTGCAAAAGATAATGATGACAGCAAAGTGAATAATATGAATTTTATTTTCATTACAACTCCAATTGTTTAACTATCTTTATTTAGATAATAAATAACTTTACTTTTATAAAAAACAAAGGTATACTTTCATTATGAAATTCAAAGGAAAAGAAATTCTTGCTCATCTGATGAAGCAAAGATTTAATGGACAGGAACAGTGGTTCTGGATTAACCCAATCACAGGGTCAATTATATCCAAGAGGTTTGACACTCAGGATGCTGCTGATGCATGGTTTAATACTCTTGCCGACGCACATAATGAGTCATATGACTTCGTGAATAGACTGACAAATGGGAAGATATATAAAGTAAAGGCAGTAGTTGATTTTACTGCTATCCTGTCATCTACGAAGATCTGCCCATTCGATGTTGAGCAGGAAGGCAATACTCTTTCTGCTAATATCCTCGGTCTAGATATGTATGATGCCAGACTTAGGTTCAGAGAATACTTTGATGTTTTAGAATGGATTGAAAATGATTAAGAAAATAAAACTCGAAGAAGCAGTTGCTTTAACGCAACAAGCAGATTCCAAATGTATCAATACAGAAGTAACCCAACATGGTTACTGTGATACTTGGATCGTCAATTGCCTCGATGAATACTATCGGTTTAGTATGTATATTAGTAAGTATAATTCCTGGCATGGGGTAAATCCGCCATACACTGAGTTGACTAAGGTAAAACTAGTCGAGAAAATCGTAGTAACAACAGAATGGACTGAGTGCGAATGAAAGTCGATATTGGTCCACATAAGAGCTGGTTCGGTCCATACCAACTGGCAGAGAAGATCCTTTTCTGGATGGATAAGGAGAATGACAATTGTGTTCACAACTTTGGTCAATGGCTCGCAGGCGATTCCAATAAAGTGATCTCTCTAAAGAATGTTCTGGTAGATGACACCCAGTCCAATACACTTTGTAAGTTTCTTACTTGGGTAGATTCCAAGAAGAAGCGCAAGATCGAAGTGCGTATCGACAAGTATGATACCTGGAATATGGATGGTACTCTTGCATATATTATCCTACCAATGCTGAAGCAACTACAGGCAACCAAGCATGGCTCGCCTTATGTCGATGACGCAGATGTGCCAGAGAATCTTCGGTCAACTTCTGCTGAACCCAAAGAGAATGAGTGGGATACGGATAGTAACCATCACCTTCGTTGGGAGTGGATACTTGATGAGATGATCTGGGCATTTGAGCAACATCATCCAGACAATGATTGGGAGAAGCAGTTCCACTCTGGTGAGCATGACTGGCAGTGGAAAGAGTCTGAGACTGGGTATGAAAACCCAATTACTGGCAAGACGGAAAAGTGCTCGCAGATGTTCCATGGTCCAAACCATACCCATGTATATGATCATGAAGGTGCTAAGGTTTATTCAGACCGAATTGACAATGGGTTCAAGTTATTTGGTAAATACTATCGTGGACTCTGGGATTGATTGTGGATATCATCCCTACGATGATTATATGGATAAAGTATGATTATAGATCAAATCCGTTTCGCTTTTTGGTTGAGTTGGTTGCTTGGGCTATTAGCGTTGGGTGCGCTCTCACAATGGCTATCACAGTACCCGATCCGCCTCTTCTTTTGTTGTATCCTCTTTGGATTTTTGGTTGCTCTTTGTATTCATGGGCTGCCTATACTCGCCGCTCTTTTGGAATGCTCGCGAATTACATGCTCCTAGTCTCGATTGATTTGATCGGACTGACACGAATGATTTTTTAATTAGGAATTATGATGTTAAGAATTGAAGGCACGAATAATATCTCCTGTACAGTTATCGCTGACTCAGTTTGTGTTGGTGGTCGGATGGTAACTATGGAACTGGAATATCCACGATTCATCCACGCAGAGTTGATGACGCATCGGATGTTGAGTAAGAATGCCGCGAGTTCCAGGGCAATTCCTATCAAGAAGATGCATGAGACCATTATGGAAAAGACCGCAATGCCTGTACATTGGGGTAAGAACCAACCAGGAATGAGTGCCAAGGAAGAAGTAGAAGATCTCGTAAAGCAAGGTGCGCTTGGAGTGTGGAATGCAGCCAGAGATTCTATGCTAAGCCATTCCACTGTACTAAGTGATATGGGCCTGCATAAGCAGATTGCCAACAGAATTACTGAGCCATTCCAGATGATGAAGACTGTCATCTCTGGTACCGAATGGGCTAACCTTATCTGGCTTCGCCATCATCCAGATGCTCAACCAGAGTTCTTTGAACTGGCTGATTGCATTGTTAAGTGCCTAGAACAATCAGAATCAATACTTATTAAGTCAGGTGAATGGCATGTTCCTTATGTCAAGACAGAACGAGATATAGATGGAGTTCTGCGTTACTTTGACTCTGATGGTTTCCAACTAACCAAAGAAGATGCAATCAAGGTATCTGCCAGCTGCTGTGCTCAAGTTTCCTATCGTAGGAATGATGACTCACTGGAGAAAGCCAAGGACATCTTCGCTAGGTTGATTGAGTCTGAACCAATCCATGCCTCGCCGATTGAACATCAGGCGACTCCGATGAAATACAAGAATTCTGGTCTGTATTCTATTCATAAGGATCCAAGTACTTGGGAAGAAGGTATTACCCATATGGATCGGGATGAGAACTACTGGTCGGGTAACCTTCGTGGTTTCATTCAGCATCGTAAACTTATCAAGTCTGAAGCAAAATGGGGATAAGAGATTTCCTGATAGAGCAGGTCTACAAAATAAATGTAGACCTCGGGTGGCCAGTTATGGAAGACCTACGTACCTGGTCTAACAAAGATCTGCTTGAAGAGTTCGGAAACTTATCAGTTGAAGTATGGCGCAGGAAACAAGATGATCAATCCTAAGAGTTTGCTTGATGCTGTCGTAGAGATGGCCATGGAGATGGAAAAGACCGATCCTACGGACTTTGGTATGTTGCCCATCAATGAAGAAGATACTTATCGTTTTATTGCGAATTCAATCGTAGATAAGGTAATTTACGTAGATTCCCCTCTTGAGAGAGAATTGATGCTACTTTCTGCTTGCACGCACCTAGTGGTAGAAAATTTCGTGTTGAATCAACGACTTATGCGACGAAAATAGTAGGATTTCAGTAATTTACTTTTATTTCGTTTCGAGGTATAATAACTTATCGAAACGCAAAAGGAAAGAAAAATGACTGAATATCTGATTTCCCAAGGCTACTCCTCCGAAGAAATCCAGACGATCCTGGAAGAGATTGAGTGCCACAGGAAGAACGAAGAACTCCTGGCTTGGGTCGCTGCTGATCCATACACCTTCGAAGGTGAGCCAGTTGACATCGAAGTGTTTGAAGACTTTCCTTTCTAATCGGAGTATATTATGACTGTTTCAGAATTGATTGAAGTGCTGCGTGGGATGGACCAGGACATGGAAGTCACGGTGTGGAACACGGAATTGGGCATGACTGATCCCATTGATCGTGTGGAAGTGGACCAGGACGAAGTGGTGATTTTCTAAGGAATATATGAAGTCAATATATGCCTATACCCTTGGTCCTATTCGGATCGAAATCGAAGCCGACAACCTGGATGACGCAGATCATCTTTTAGAAAATACACTCTGTGAGTATTTCCCTGATGGCCAGCTGCCGAAGTGGCACCAATTCGAAGTCGAGTACTACCAGAATAATACCGGAATAAACCATGAGTGAACTATACCACATTATTTCTGCTCTGAAGGATCATTCCTCTACGCTGAACAAGCAGCAGATCCTCGAAGCCAATAAGGACAACGAAGTCCTTATGACAGCGTTCAATCTGACGGAGAACCCATTCTTCAACTTCTACATCACAGTAGATAAGAATGTCTGGGCAGGTGTTCCTGGTGGTAAGGAAGAAATTACCATCGGAGTGCTCAGTTCTGTTTTTGGTCAGCTCGCTGGGCGTAAGGTAACAGGACATGCTGCCCGAGATTTCTTGGCAGGTGTTCTGACTAGCCTGACTGAGAAAGACCGATCAATCCTCATCAAGATCATCAATCGAGATCTGGATTGTAACGTCGGTACTGCCATCTGTAACAAAGTTTGGCCAGGTCTGATTCCAGAGATGCCTTGTATGCTGGCATCGAAGATGGATGAGAAGGCAGCTGCATCAATTGTACCGAAGAAAGATGGTTACATCGTTCAGACGAAGATGGATGGTGGCCGAGCAATGGCTAGGGTACTTGATGATGGTACAGTAGACTTCCGCTCACGGAATGGTAAGGCATTGATGCTCCATGGGTTCTTTGACACTTTGCTGAGTAAGTTCCCTGGCTATGTGTTCGATGGCGAGTTGGTTGTCTTGTCAGGTACAGGAGTTGAGGATCGCAAGACTGGTAATGGTTTCTTTACCAAGGCAGTTCGCGGTACGATTACTCCACAAGAAGCAGCTCGGTTCCGGTATGTTGTGTGGGATATGATTCCACTGACAGCATTCTCATTCTGTCATTGCGAGGTTCCATACAAAGAACGTCTGAAGAACTTGATGGAAGCACAAGCATCGATGACTCCAGGGCTGGTGTTGTTGGTCCAGTCCAGGGTTGTGTCTAACTTGGAGCAAGCAGAGAGGTTCTATGAAGAAATGCTCGAGCGCGGCGAAGAAGGTGCAATCCTGAAGTTCGCTGATATGCATTGGGAGGATCGTCGTAGTAAGAAGATGATCAAACTCAAGGAAGAAAAAGATATCGATGCCGAAGTAATTGGTGTTACTGAGCACACGAAGGTGCCAGGATGGGTCGGTTCGTTGACCTGCAAGACCGCCGATGGTCTGGTAAAGTTTGACGTCGGATCTGGCTTTACTGAAGCAGATCGTCAGAAACCATTTGATTATTATTTTGGGAAAATTGTGAAATGCAAGTATAATGCATTGATCAGCAATAAGACATCGACGATCAAGTCGTTGTTCCTGCCGATCTTTGTTGAAGTTCGTGATGATAAATTGACTGCTAATATGATTGGAGATTTGAAATGAATGCTATTGAATTTGCTACGGCTATGTCTACTAATGTCTACAACATTGAATTCGAGAAGGTAGATGGTACGATTCGGAAGATGGTCTGCACGCGTATGAGTGACAGGATCCCAGCCGAAGCTGCGCCTAAGAAGGCAACTGTTATTGAGGAAGCAACTACTGCTGTTCCTGTGTTTGATATTGACCTCGAACAGTGGCGTTCGATCCGACCTAATTCAATTAAGACCATGGAGGTTGTATAATGAATGTGAATTCGCTAGATGATGTTGGTAAGAAGGCTCTCAAGGAATTCTGTATTGAGATGAGTTCCTCGATGTTTCGTGGAGAAGCAGAACGTACTCTTCAGAGGGAAGCCATCAAGGACTTCGCTGATAACTATGAGATAGATAAGAAGATCCTGCGTAAGATGGCTCGAGTCTATCACAAGCAGAATTTCTTCACCACTGTCGAAGAACAGAATGAGTTCGAGGCAGTGTACAACCAAGTATTTGAAACAACGAAAGCAGCTTAATGAGCACATGTATTGAAGATGTTGAGAAGTTTATGGTCGCAGTTGGCCAGACAGTTGCTCATGATAATGGAACACAGGCATTGCTGTATCGCAAGTTGATCCTGGAAGAATATACCGAACTACAGGAAGCATTGAGTGCTGAAGATGATACCGAGACAGCAGATGCTATTTTCGATCTCTGCTGGGTAGCTATTGGCTATGCTATGTCTCGTGGTTGGGATATGCCAGCAATGTGGACAGAAGGTGCTCAGAGCAACCTAAGCAAGATCGACCCAGAGACTGGCGTAGTCAAACGTCGCCCCGATGGTAAGATTCTTAAGCCAGATGGATGGCAACCACCAAACTTCGCTCAGTTCGTCTAAACAATGCCCTTCGGGGCATTTTACATTTATTCAGGATTCAGGTATAATATATTCCTACTTTGAGGAAATCTGATGGCATGGAATCCACCTGAGACGAGAGAAGAAATTAAGGATACCCTGTTCTTTATGGGAGTTCCCTACGTATACGAGAAGTTGATGGAGCCACGTGGCCATGTCTACTTCTTTGAACTACCCAAGGAGAACTCCATCGCTATCTATAGCCCGAACTATATGAAGTTCAACAAGAAGACGTTCAAGAGTCCATATGATCTCAAACGAGAGATCATGCGCGTGTTTGCCTATCTGCTTTGATTTTACTTTTATTCAAAGTTCAGGTATAATAACTTATCGAAATTTGAAAGGAAAGAAATGGCTACTACTGCGAAACGTCTCGCGATCGTCGAAAAGTTGATGAAGAAGACTGGCGAGCCAGAAGTCAACAACCTGCGCTATCAGGCTAGCCTGATGCACGCATTGAATTACTACAATGCAGAGTACGACAACAAGCAGAAGAAGGCTTGGTTCCTCGCATACTTCAAGAAGGAAGCAAAGTTTCCTACGAGCGAAATCCATGACCGCGAGTTCCGCACTGCTGGCACCCTGTGCCGTATGTTGGCTCTGGGCAATGCTCTTGAAGACAAAGAGATGGATTTCCTTCAGAATGAATTCATTCGGATCAAGGATCTGTCCAAGCCAGCTGTCGCTGAAGTTGCTGTCAAGAAGGTCAGCGTCCAGGATCTGATGGAAGACAAAGCCAAGGAATTCATGGCTGACTTCAATGGCATCCTCGACGAGTTCGTGATGGATCGTAAGGCGATTCCTGATATTGATCGCCTGATGAAGAATCCTTTGACGACTCCTGTGGCCAACAAGGTCGCTCTGAAGATTCAGCGTACCTTGCTCGAGTTGCGTGAGGCAGTAGCTGGTAACGATGAGTATCTGGTTGAAGGCTATAGCAACTTCAAGAAGACCGAGCTGAAGAAGTTGCTGGCTGCGTATGAGACCCTGACCGAGCGTCTGACTCAGATGAAGAAGGTCGTGGTTCGCAAGACTCGTACTCCGAAGGCAAAGCCAGTCGGTGTGATCGTGGCGAAGATGAAGTTCGCTGCTACCAATGATGATCTCGGTCTGAAGTCGGTTAGCCCGACGTCGATCGTCGGAGCTGATGAGTTGTATTGTTTCAATACCAAGACTCGCAAGATGCAGGTCTACAAGGCTCTGGATGGTATGACTCTGACTGTCAAGGGTACGACGATCATGAATTATGATATGGAGAAGTCTGGTCAGAAGACTGTGCGTAAGCCAGAGACTCTGTCTCCTCTCTCGGATAGGGGTAAGCGTGTGTATGGCCAGTTTATGAAGGCACTGACTGCGAAGCCTGTTGTACCGAATGGTCGGATTAATGCCGACACCCTCCTCCTCGCTACTTTTAAGTGAAAGATTATGGCAATCCTTATTGATTATAGTCAGCTGGTAATTGCTAGTTGCCTTGCCTTCGGTTCTGATATGGACAAAGGCAAGGACACCAAGAAAGCAATTGACATCATTCGTCATGCCACCCTGTCTAGTCTGTTGAAGTATAAGACCGACTACTCAGCCAAGTATGGTGAGGTAATTCTCTGCGCTGATGGTGGGAAGAACTGGCGTCGTGGGTATTTCCCATACTACAAGGCATCGCGCAAGGGTTCGCGNGAGAAGTCCAATACTGATTGGAATACGATCTTTACCTTCGCCTCTGAGTTGCTCGGAGAACTGCGCACGATCTTTCCATACCGAGCTATCAAGGTCGATGAGGCAGAGGGCGACGACATTGTGGCTGTTCTGACCAAGTACCTTACGGAGAATGACACAGTCCAGCAGGGATTGGTATCTGATCCTGCTCCGATCCTGATCGTGTCAAGTGATGGTGACTTCAAGCAGCTGCATAAGTTCAAGAATGTCCGTCAGTGGAATCCATTGATGAAGAAGTTCGTGGCCAAGCCAGAACCAGACTTCCTACTTGAGAAAGTTATCAAGGGTGATGCAGGTGATGGAGTTCCGAATGTGCTTTCTCCGGATAATATCTTTACCGTAGATGGTCGTCAGAAACCAGTTACAGCCAAGGTAATGGATCGGTTTAAGACGCAGACTGGTCTGTCTGATGTTGATCAACGTAACTTCCAACGTAACCGCACCCTGATTGATTTTGACTATATACCTAATGAAGTACAGGAGAAAATTCTCTCTGTATATCATGAGCAACAACCGAAGCGTGACCTAAATGCAATTATGTGTTACTTGATGGAACATCGCTGCCGATTACTTCTAAATGACCTACAGGCATTCTAACTATGAGCAATATCTCTGAAATTATCTCTGCTGCTAATGTCGATATCAATACTCTCAAGCAGCACAGCGGAAACAGATATCTCCGTAACCTAATGGAAGCTGCCTACATCCCTGAGAAGAAGTTCGTTCTTCCAGAGGGCATCCCTCCATTTAAGGGGAATCTCCAGCACCCAGATCAGTTGAGTGGTGCTTTCTGGCAAATCGCAAAGAAGATCGAGAACTTCCAACGAGCAGAACTAATTCCTCTTCGTCGAGAAAGTCTGTTTATCCAGGCACTAGAATCTGTCAGCGAAATTGATGCCAAGATTCTTATTGCTGTTAAGGAACAGACACTGCATAAGATGTTCAAGAATCTGACTATGAAGAACCTAAAGGCGATTGGATACTTCGAATAATGTCAAAGTTCCACCAGTTCTATATGGATGTGGCCACTGGCGCAGCCAATCTTAGTTATGCTAAACGAGCCCAAGTCGGAGCAGTGGCTGTTAGAGATAGAAACATCCTTGCCTTTGGCTACAATGGAACTCTGCCAGGAACAAGTAATGTCTGTGAAGATGAGAACGGAAATACCAGGGCAGAAGTAATCCACGCTGAGGAAAACCTGTTAATGAAGATGGCCAGGTCTTCAGTCTCGGTTGAGGGAGCAGTTGTATACGTAACGATGGCTCCCTGTATCAACTGCTCTAGGCTTATGGCCAATGCAGGAATATGGAAGGTAATTTACCGAGATACATACCGAGACTTATCCGGAGTTGACCTACTCAACAAATATGGCATCGAAGTAAAGCAATTACAGACTATTCTTGATCAAGAGCAGAAAACGATGTGGAGTGTCTTAGACTGAAATCATTTTACTTTTATTCAATTTCGAGGTATAATAACTTATCGAATTGAAAAGGAAAGAAAAATGAAAGTTGGTGATCTGGTTAAGTCGTTTGATTTTGTTGGCGATTACTCCTGCTATATGCTCGGTCTCGTGGAAGAGATCTCGGAAGCGAATGGAACTGTGACCTGCCACCTGGTCGGTCGCATCTTCGAAGACGAAGTTGTTGAAACTAAAACGGACAAGTTTACTGCGCCTCTGAATGGCCAGTTTATGTTTGATCGTGCTGATTTTCCTCGGATCTTGGTGTGCGAATGAAAATATATCTTGATATGGATGGCGTCCTCGCCAACTTCAATAAGAAGTATGAAGAAGTGTTCGGGATTGACCCAGCTCTGGTCGCCAAGCAATCTGCTGAATCAGACAAGAACTTCCAGGAGTTTATTCTTGGTCACCATTTCGTGAACCTGGAATATATGCCGAACGCCAAACGTCTGCTTGAGTTCGTCGATGGGCTTGATGTTGACATCGAGATCCTGAGTTCTTCTGGTGGTGCTCTGCATCATGAAGAAGTCGAGATGCAGAAGAAGATCTGGTTGAACAGCAAACTGATCCATTACCCAGTGAACATTGTTCCAGGTGGTAGCAAGAAGGCTTTATTCGCTGCTCCTGATCGAGTCTTGATTGACGATACAGAACGAGTCGTCAACAAATATCGGGAAGTGGGTGGTGTTGCGATCCTGCATCGTGATGATGATATTGAACATACATTTTATGAACTGACGAGGATCTTTGGACAATGAACAAGCAAGAAACTGAACTGCTAACTATAACTCTGGAGGAGTGCGCTGAAGTAATTCAGGCTATCTCCAAGTGTTTCCGATTCGGGATGGATGGTCAATGGCCGATTGGTGCCCCGACCAACAAACAGCATCTGGAAGAGGAGATTGGTGACTTGATGTGTATGATTGATATCCTTGAACGAAAGGGTATTATCAATGCAGATACTGTGCATGCAGCGACTCTGAACAAACGTGAGAAACTATCTAAATGGAGCAATGTGAACCTATGACTACCTATACAAGTGAAGTTATTCTTGATCCGGAAACTGGTGAGTACATTCTTGATCTTCCTGTTGAAGTTACATATGAACTTGGCTGGAACATCGGTGATACCCTAGACTGGACAGTAAATGATAATGGCCAAGTAATCCTTAAGAAAGTAACTAAAATGAAGACATTTGCCGTAGAAACAGTTTCCTCCTTCCGTCATGTATATTTCGTCGAGTGCGAAAGTGAAGAGCATGCACTGGATACTGTAGCAATGGAAGAGGCTGAGCATTATTTCCAGCATCATCTGGGTGAACATATTATCACTGCTCGAGAAGTAAACAAGAGCGATATGGTCAAGATCATCCGTGAGACAGAACAGCCTAACCTGACTATGGAAGAATTCGAAAATAAAGGATGGATTCAGAACTGCGTTCACGTGGTTGACTACACGATATGAATGCTACCTTCGTGATCTATAGTACCGACACGGAGGCATTGGCTAGTATGGATGAGATTGTGCGGAGGGTTATATCTAAATCCCTCGGCACAGTCGTCATTACTCCAAATATAGACGAAGAACAGAAGATGTATTATGAGTTCGTAGTCAATGTCGAAAGTGACAAATTAAATTTAGTATGAACATTTTCCAACTTGATAAAGACCCAGTTATTTGCGCCGAGTTCCATCTTGATAAACACGTCGTCAAGATGATACTCGAATATAGTCAACTTCTCTCAACTGCCCACAGACTACTCGATGGAAAACAATCAGAATCCCTCTCCAAAACAGGTCGCCGCACTACTACGTGGAGGCTGGACGATGACAGGGACTCTATCCTGTACAAAGCAACTCACAGCAACCATCCCAGCGCAATCTGGGCACGTAAATCTTCGGGGAACTACAGGTGGCTCCAGGCTCTGTTGGCTAGTCTTGCCACCGAGTACACTTTCCGTTATGGAAGGAAGCACAAGTGCGAAACAGATGGACTTATTTCTCGTCTAGAGATTCTTCCGACCAATATTCCCATTGGTGAAATGACCCCAATCCTGTTGGCTATGCCTGATGACTACAAAGTAGCTGATGGAGTTGAGTCCTATCGTAATTATTATCGCCTCGGTAAACCACATATTCATTCCTGGAAAGGCAAAGTAGCTGGTCGCCCAGTTCCCTCCTGGATTGGTGGTTAAATAGAAAGTGTGATACACTTAGGAGGGCATATGCCTCTATACGATAGAAGATGTTCGAGTTGTGAAGCAGTGTTTGAGATTACCTGCAAGATCAGCGAGAAGTCAAATGAATTTGCTTGCCCTGAATGCAAGTCCACTGCCGGAGAATGGCAGATTGGGTCACCAATGGCAATCGCACCAGATAGATTGGGTCGTGGTAGAGATGGTGGTATGAAAGAAGTTCTTCAGAAAATCCATGCGGCAAATCCGAAGGGTACTCTGAGCGAACGCAACTCATTCTAACTTGCGTAATCTTTTAGTTTCTGTTATTTTGTCATTTGCGTCCTCGGTTGTTTCAGCCTGGGACGCAGATCTCATTGCAGAATCGTTAAAAGATAAATCCGCAGAAGTCCTTGACAGGGCTAACCCTCTACTAAGTACAATTGTGATATCATCGAAACTTCCTGATAAAGAGAAGTTATCAATGATCAACGAAAGAGTAAATAAAGATATTCAATTCCAAACTGATATTGATAACTGGGAAGCCATTGATTATTGGGCAACTCCAGTAGAAACCCTGACCAGAGGAGCAGGGGATTGTGAAGATTATGCGTTACTGAAATACTTTAGTTTATTGATAGCTGGTGTAGATCAATCAAAACTAAAGTTCCTTTATGGCAGGAATAATGTTTCTGCCCATATGGTTCTTGTGTATTATGAATGTTCGTTATGTGATCCATTAATTCTAGACAATCTGACTGACGATATAAAGCCTCTTACTTCTAGAATTGATATAACCCCTATCTTTCAGTTTGATACTACGAGTCCCATTAGAAGATGGCATGATGTATTATCAAGAACAAAATCTGAAGGGTTTTACTAAGAAAGAAACACATGGCAGCAACGAGAAGAACACCAGTACAAAAAAGAGAAGAACAAATTGATGGCGATGAGGCAATGCATCGCCACCAGCCTGCTAATAATTCTCTTAAGATTAAACTCGACCATCTCAAGACATTCGAGCCTCTAACTGATAATCAACGTAAGTTCTTTGATCTATATCGCGGCGGTGCATATTGCGTCGGATTATTTGGTAGTCCAGGCGTCGGTAAGACATTTCTATCAATGCTCAAAGCAATCGAGGAAATTCTGGATAAAACCAATTCCTTCAAGCAAGTAGTTGTTGTTAGAAGTGCAGTCCAGGTGCGTGACCAGGGATTCGTTCCAGGTGACTTGGATGAGAAGATGGCTATCTATGAACAGCCATATAAAGAAATTAGCCAGACTCTGTTTGGTCGCCCAGATGCTTGGGAACGCCTGAAGGAACAAGGGTTCGCTAGGTTTATTTCTACTACTGCCATTCGTGGTATCAGTATTGATGATGCAATCATTATCGTCGATGAATGCCAGAGTATGACATGGCATGAACTGTCATCAGTTATTTCTCGCACTGGCCATCGCTCGAAGATAATCTTCGTCGGTGACTTGAAGCAGAATGACTTGGTAAAATCAAGGAATGATATCTCTGGTCTGAAGCAATTCCTCGAAGTGCTATATACGATGCCAGAGTTTCAGTCGATTGAATTTACGCCAGATGACATTGTGAGATCATCATTAGTGAAATCATTCATCGTAGCATGTGACAAACTAGGATATTAAAATGATTACAGCAGACCAACTACGCAGCATCCTACCTAACTGTAAAGATCCAGTAGGCTGGTCTGCTGCCCTTAATGATCAGTTACCTAAGTTCGGAATTACGACTCCGCAACAAATCTCAATGTTCATTGCTCAATGTGGACATGAGAGTGGTGAGTTGAATGTTATTAGCGAGAACCTAAACTACTCAGGTGAGAGACTACTTGTGGTCTTTCCTAAGTATTTCAGGGGAGTTGATGTTGCGCAATACCATCGACAACCTGTGAAGATTGGCAATCGAGTTTATGCCAGTCGTATGGGTAATGGCCCAGAGGCATCCGGAGAAGGCTATAAGTATCGTGGGTCTGGTCTTATCCAGCTGACTGGTAAGGAAAACTTTACCAAGTGCTCACAGGCTCTGTTCAAGGATGACAGGCTCGTAACTAATCCTGATCAGGTTCGCACTGATAAGACTATTGCTCTTCAGACTGCTCTTTGGTATTGGGACTCGAGGAAGTTATCCTCTGTTTGGGATGTAATTACTGTTTCGAAGATTATCAATGGCGGAACCCATGGGCTTGAGGATAGAACTGCTAAGTACAACAAGGGAATCTCGGTGTTAAAAGGCTAATATGTACCAGTATAAGTGTAAGGTCATCAAAGTCATCGACGGAGACACTGTTGATATCGACATTGATCTTGGATTTAATGTTATTCTATCTAACCAACGGGTTCGCCTCGCTGGTCTTGATGCTCCGGAATCGCGAACGACTAATCTTGAAGAGAAACCTCGTGGTCTTCTGTCAAAGAAGAAAGTCGAAGAGCAACTTGCAGTCGGTGCTTGGGTAAAGATCAATACTATCAAAGATGACAGCAATGATAAGTTTGGTAGGATTCTTGGTGAGTTTATTCTAGATGATGGAACCAATGTGAACAACTGGCTTATCGAGAATAACTATGCTGTTTCTTACACTGGACAGAACAAGGAGTTGGTGCAGGAAGCGCATCAAGCAAACAAGAAGTTGCTTATGGAGCGAGGGGAACTATAGAGACCTATATCATCGCTACAGTTGAATTATACCTGATAAAAAACGAGAGTAAAATAAATTATTGATACAATATTATTAAAGGAAGTGTTACAATGAGTTATATTATAGGTTCATTACCACCAATCAAATGTTTCGTTAAACGAGAATTTCTATATAATTTCGAAAAGGGTCATGGTGAATTAGAACCCGCAGTATGGATTAGTCTCAAAGCATTGCGAGGTCAGGTGTTTCGTATTGAGTCATTATTGCCAAATTATGGAGCACTATATGACAAACTACCCATTCATGCATATGTGTGGCACGAAGACTACACTGGAAAATTACCCATAGATACTTTACAGCTGTGGGATTGCATGGGGTATCGGTTTACCATTGTTGAGAAAATAAGTCTTCGTAATCTAGGTGTTAAGTTTCTCGGCAAAGACAAAGAATGGCATTTTGGAACCTATTTGTTTACAGTAGATTTTTGTGCTGAAGGAATGGATGTAGATACTGGATTTACTGAAGTTGCTGAAGAACATAAGTCATTTAACTTTATCCGATTAGAAAACGGCCAGTTCGCATGTCAACCAAATAACCGATGCTTGTGGTATGATCAAAGTTTGATTCCTGCTGATGTTAAGTTCCCAGATTTCCAAGCTGCACAGAATCTATGGAGTGTGGATGGCTCTCGCAAATGGGCAGCTGGTGATGATTGGTTTTACTCGATTGATAATAGAAAATGAAACTTATTGAACATGAAGCATTGAAGTCGGTCTGTAAAAGGATCGACTCACCCGACGGCAGAAAGTACCAAACTCCGGAAGGAAACAGTTACCCCTCGGTCACGAGCATTATTAGCATAATGGGTGAGGAGTTTATTCGTGCCTGGAAAGAATCAGTTGGCGAGGCTACGGCTAACGAGATCAGCCGAAAAGCAGCTACGCGCGGTACACTTATCCACGAGAACTGCGAGAACTACCTCCAAGGGAAACCCCTGACATTTGGTATGTTCGAGCAAGAAGAACGTAAAATGTTCGAGAATCTAATGCCAGTTATGGAGTCGATTGAGGAAGTGCATGCGATGGAATCCGTGCTGTACTCAGATACTCTTAAGTTCGCTGGCACCGTAGACCTGATCGCCAAAATCAATGGCGAGCTGTGCATCCTGGATTGGAAGACCAGTGGTCGTTATAAGTCCTCTGAGGACATCCCAAACTACTTTACCCAGGCAGCGGCGTATGCCTATGCCTTCTGGGAAATGACAGGAATTACTGTCCCAAATATCGTAATCGCAATGACTACGGAAGAATTTGGTTTACTTTTATTCAAGGAACCAGTGAAAAAATGGATCCCTGAGTTCGTCGAAATTCGCAAGGAATACGCTCGCCAGCGAGGTTGTTGATTTACTTTTATTCAGTTTCGAGGTATAATAACTTATCGAAACTTGAAAGGAAAGAAAATGACTATCGCTGAACGTAACCAAGCCTGTCTCCTCGCTGCCGCTGCATTCCGTGATGCCTTTGCTCTGATGGACGAGGCTCTTGGCTTCGAAGCCTCCTCCGAGTTGGCTGATCAGAACCTGCTCTCCATTATCTGGGCACTCGAGAAGGTCGAGTCTGTGGGGGTGGCAGCATGAAGAAGAACGACAGGGAGTCGTATCCCTATCGCCTCATGGGGGCACTCTCCAGAGCTCTGGAATTTGGAGCTGTGGCAGATGTGGATGCCATTGGCATGGTATTTGATGTCAGCTTCCCTGAAACTGGAAGAAGATTCACCGTGCCGTATGCGTATGACGATTTTATGGCCTATGAATACCTCCAGGATCTGGAGATCCTGATTGCGAACCTGGAATTCGCTGCACTCATGGAAGCTGAGTTGCAGGCTACGCGTGAACGTGCTTTGGCCAAACTGACCGATACCGAGCGCGCAGTACTTGGACTTTGATTTACTTTTAATCAAGTTAGCGGTATAATAATCTTTTGAACTTTGAAAGGAAACAAAATGCAAGTTTACTGCCTGTTGGGTGCTCGTGATTGTTGTGATGAACTTCTTGGCGTCTTCGCTACCTTGGAAGATCTCAAGGACGTAGTTCTGGCTGGCACTGGTCGTGAGGAATACGATGGTGCTTGGTGTTATGATCGCATGGGCTATGTCCAGACAGAACTGGGATCGTCTATCGATGTCCGTGTTGAGTTCACAGACGTTGAGTTCCGTGATTCTGGTTTTTACGCCTAAGGAGAAAGACATGAAGGGTGGTACTCTGTTCTTTCGAGTTATTCCTGCTGATCGTGATCGTGGTTACGTTCTGTTGACTGCTTGGTCTAAGCCAGTGGTTCGTGCTTCATGCTACACGAATAGTTCGCTGACTGCTCCGAGCCGAGCATCTCTGAATGCATTGCTCGCTAGCATCAAGGCTACTTCTGGTGCTGAGACTCTGGTTGATGCAACTGAACCAGGTATTGTCAAGAAGCTGGCTAAGCTGTTCGGTGAAGTTCCTGTCGTTACTCCTGAGGAAACTGTATGATCCCCATCTTTGATCTTAGTTCGTTTTCGTATAACAAACAGACGAAGCATCTGACGATGTACAATGAAGCCACAGTTCATCCGGAGTTCTTTATTCGGTCGAACCACACTGGACGCACTGTTCGGTTCATCGTTGATCAGGCAGATATGATTCGGAATGAGTTTTACGATGGCGAGATCGCTACGTTCATTCCCTATGAGTATGAAGAACGAATCAATGTTACCCGTGTTGTAATTATTCGAGGAGAAGGTTAATGTCTGTTATGTCTAATCTCGCAATCGATCTTGGAAATATGATCGGTGAGGGCTACTCTAATTCTGTTATTGCAGAGGAACTCGGTGTCTCTGTTGATATCGTCGCGCAGTTTCGCGAAGAGGTCTACCAGAACCATGATTATGGTTACGATGAAAGCATGGATGGTGACTTTGATTCTGCTCTGGCTTCTGCTGGGTTTGGTACCGATGAAGATTATGGCTACCATGGTGAAGAATAATGGCTAAACTAAAGTTCAAATCAGCTGCTGAGAAACGTCAATACGAAGAGAATCTGCGCAGCTGGGAAAACTTGAAGTCTAAATACCCACCAGCCCTGTTGAAACGTAAGAAAGACACGGACTGGTCGTATTCTCTTCCAGTTGGACGTAATACGGAGAAATTGCAGAGTTTGGTGACCCCTGGTGGTTCAACTGCTGCAAAACAATCTATGATGTACACTGGAGACAAAATCAAGGGTATTGGGACGATGCATAAGTCCAATATGGTCCCTGTGTTCTCCAATGACGAGGCTAAAGACCTAGCGTCGATGCGACGATAGTAGTTTACTTTTATTCAACTTCGAGGTATAATAACTTATCGAAGGTTGAAAGGAAAAGAAAATGTTTGAATCGCTCGCTACTTGGATGTTCGCGCCTGGCTCTTGGAATGATGCCGTGGTTTATCTTGGTGTCCTGACTGTTGTTAGTCTGGCTGCTCTTGTTGCTTTTGGAGAATAAAATGCAAAGATACGCAATGTACACGAAGGCTGGTAATGTCGTCATTCACCGTATGGTTGAAGAGGCTCGGGACCAGAAACTGGCTTGGCCAGAAGTGCTGCATAACCTGCACTACATCAGCGTGAGCACCAAGCATAAAGAGTCGACTGATACAGCTGTGCGTGAGTCAGTGTACCAGGCTCTGTTTGAAACGATCTAAGGAAATATATGAAGAAATTGTTGATCATCATTAGTGTTCCGCTGCTCCTTTCGGGTTGTGGTAAGTTTAACCAGATGGTAGAATCTTCAGTATCTGGGTTTACTATTCGGTGTATCGAAGGAACGACGTTTGTAATTCTTGATTCTGATCGCGGTGTTGCGATCACCCCTCTTGTCGGTCAGGATGGGCTCCCTAAAATGTGTGAGGTGCAAAAATGAAGATGTTTATGAAATACCTGCCTGCAATCAATATCTTTTGCGCAGCAGTTATGTTGGTTGTTATGATTCAGCAGTTCATAAAGGGTGATACTTTTAGCGCAATCCTGTCAGCCATAATCTTAGTAGCTAACTTGATTAGTTATTTTAGTATCGAGAAGAAAAATGAATCTGTGCATTGATTGTATCCACTTTCGTCGAGTCGAGAAGTTCGATTCAAAGGGAAACTGCACCCATTCTCAGGCAGTTATCGCCTATTCCCCGATCGATGGCTCAGCGACCTATAAGTCAGCTGAAGAAATGCGTGCCTCACTTTCTCTTTGCCGATATTCTGGTGTTCACTTCAAGTCGAACATAGTCGAAGCCAAACCTACAGTCTGGCAAAACCTGACCCGATGGTATCGGTAGTAAGGTATTTCTTCATAGCAATGCTCTTGTTGGTAGCTCTGTTACCAGCAAGCATTGCCACACCACCAGATGTAGAGTGGCCATCAGATGAGTTACTCACTGAGTACAAGTGTATGGTCACTGCTCTATACTTCGAGGCTCGAGGTGAAACAGCCATAGGAATCCAGGCAGTAGCCAATGTTATTCTGAACAGAACTGCACATCGCAAGTTTCCTGATAGCGTATGCGCAGTTATTAAGCAAAGGAACAAACGTACCTGTCAGTTCAGTTGGAATTGTGACAGAAAACCAAATATATTACCAAAGGTAATTGACCCAAAGATAAAGGACATTGCATTCTCTGCAGTGGTTACTAAATCATTAGATGATGTCACTGGTGGCGCATTGTTCTTCCACAGCAAAACAGTAGAAGGTTGGGGCGGCCTAAATAAGACGAAGCAAATCGGTAATCACCACTTCTACAAATATAAGGATCATTATGGCAACTAGAAAACAAACAGCTAAACAGAAGGACGATGATCGCGTATCACAGGGCGATACGGAGAATCATTCCGTACAGTTGCTATTCGGCGAAATTGATATCGATATTTCGGCAGTTATCTGTGCATGGATTCTTGAGTCAAATATGGCCACAGATCCAGAAGAAAAGCCAGCGGCATTGACTATGATGATCAATAGCGTTGGTGGTGATCTACATGCTGCATTCGCTATCATTGAATGTATGCGAGGAAGTGCTATTCCTGTTCATACGGTAGCATTGGGTAATATTTGCTCAGCTGGTCTGATGATCTTTATGAGTGGTCAGAAACAGTTTAGAACTCTGACTCCAACCTGCACGATAATGAGCCATAACTACTCAACTGGAATTGTCGGCAATCACCATGAACTTCTGGCCATTCAGAAGGAACTGAACTTTACGCACCAACGTATTCTTGACTTGTATAAGAAGTGCACTGGTCTGCCAGAGAAGGTTATTCTTGAGAAGTTGATCGGCAATCAGGACACCTACCTGACCCCAACTGAGGCACTGGCATTGAAACTAGCAGATAGGATCGCAGGATTGTAGGAACTCTAAATAATCCATCGAGAACTATTTTGATGGATTGCCATGCTGGATTTTAGAACCTACATCAGTGAGGCGACGAACGCCCACATGACGCACATTGCCGACCTGCCTTTTATCGAAGGTGTGGAAGGAACGCGTAAAGCCATTGCATATCTTCACGATCTGAGGGACTTCCTAAAGGGCAGTCCCTCTTCTCACATTACAAAGAACAAGATGTCCGTTAAGTTCGACGGAGCACCTGCTGTGTTCATGGGCATCGATCCAACTGACGGAAAGTTCTTCGTTGCCAAGAAGGGTATCTTCAATAAGAACCCACTGGTCTATAAGACACAGGCTGAGATTGATGCTGACCTAAATGGTGATCTGAAAGAAAAGTTCTCAATCCTACTCAAGGAATTACCTAAGTTAGGCATCAAGTCTGGAATCTTCCAGGGCGATCTGATGTTTACGAAAGCAGATCTAAAGAAAGAAACAATTGATGGTGAGCAGTATGTATGCTTCCACCCGAATACGATTGTTTATGCCGTACCAGTATCTTCTCCTCTTGCTGCCAAAATTCAAGCAGCTAAGGTCGGCATTGCTTTCCATACTGAATACACCGGAACAGAGTTCGCTAACCTATCAGCGAACTTCGGTAATAAGATTGTTCCGAAGTTCAAAGAAACCAAGAGTATCTGGGCAGTTGATGCTGCCTTTGAGGATGCATCTTCAGTAGCGACTCTTTCTCCAGCGGAGGAAGCAAACGTCGATACTCTCCTTGGTGGAATTGATAAAGTATTCAAGAGCATCGATGGTACAATGCTCAATGAAATCCATAAGGATAAAGAACTACTAGATCTGGTCTTGATCTATATCAACTCCAAGGTCAAACAGAATGTCAGATCAGAGTTGGCCGCTAACAAAGCAAGTGGATTCGCCAAGTTTATTGATGATCGATATCAAAAAGAAATTGAGAAAAGAGCCAGCGCAGCAGGTAAGGCTACGCAAGAAGAAAAGCGATTAAGAGTTCTTCAGTATTTCAAGAAACATGAGAACAAAGAGATCGCAAAGATCTTCCTCGTTGCTGATATGATTGATGAGTTAAAGGGTATTCTTATTGCCAAGATGAACCAGATTGGTGGTATGAAGCACTTCGTAAAGACCAACAGTGGATTTAAGGTAACCTCGCCTGAGGGATTTGTTGCTATCAATAGCGACAATGAGGCAGTGAAACTAATTGATAGATTTGAATTTAGTCAGAATAACTTCTCTCCAGAGATCGTCAAAGGCTGGGCTAAATAATACATTCGTCGATTGTCAAACCACAATGAAAAATTACAAATCACTCATTCAAGAAGTTGCATCATCAACCATCGTACTTGGCTTTGGTCGGTTGAATCCGATCACCAATGGACATGCACTTTTGCTTGATAAAATTCGCAAGACAGCTGCTGCTAATAAAGCAGAGCATGCGATGTATATCACAAAGACACAAGACAAAAAGAAAAACCCACTTCCCATTGATCGGAAATTGTTCTGGGCGAAGAAGGCATTTCCTCAAGTAAATTTTGTTGGTTGTGATGACAAGATTCGCACAGTTATTGAAGCAGCAAAAGAACAGGATGGCAAGTATAAGAATCTGATTCTTGTTGCTGGTTCTGATCGTGTTCCTGCTTATGAGTCTTTACTGAGCAAATACAATGGAACTGAATACAACTTCGATTCCATCAAGGTAGTCTCCGCTGGCGAGCGCGATCCGGATGCTGATGATGCCACTGGTATGAGTGCCTCAAAGATGCGCGCAGCTGCGACCAGTAATGATTTCGTGACATTCAAAAAGGGTGTTCCGGATTCGATCAAAGAACCAGATGCTCGTAAACTGATGCAGGAACTGCGTACTCATATGGGCATCAAGTCCGTAGCTGAGATGGCGATTCAAGTAAGTCCTGCAAGAAATGCATATTACCTCGGTCAGACTTTCTTGGTCGGGCAGGTAGTCAAAGAAGGCGATGAGTATTTCGAGATCCTCGATCGTGGAAGCAATTACGTAACAGTCTCTGATATCAATGGGCATATGAAGCGTAAGTTCATTGAGTCACTGGTCGTCGAAGATATCCAGATGCCATATGCATCACCAGAAGATGAAGATATGGGATTTTCCTTCAAGGGATTCCATCCTTCTGAATCATTCCTTAAGAACCATGATGTAGTATCGGCATACCAGGCCACAATTGGTCGCTACGAAGAAGGAAAGATCGGCGATGCAGTAGGGATCCTTCGTGCCATGCAAAACACCGATGAGATGATGCAGCATATCGAGAAGATTGTTGACCTCGGTGAGCATGAAGGTGATCATACTCAGGTAAATGCCAAAGTAATGGAACATTACGCAAAGATCAGAGACAGTCTTATTGGTATTGGTGAGTTCGATCACCACAGAGATTACCTACAGGGACTTCTGTCTTTAGTTCAACTAGCAGAAATAGAATCACAACCAATGGCGGAAAGTATGGAAACACCAATCGTTAAACCGAGTGATAAACTAAAAGTAGCCAAGATTATCGCTGATGCTCTTGGGGTTGATTCCTCTGGTAGCAATGCCGAGACATTAGTCAACAGTGCACTGCGCTCAATGAGAAAGAAGAATCTCAAGCAGGATTCGCTTTCTATCGTCAGCAATATGCTTGATCTGGCAGATGAGGTCGGTATCAAGTATGAAAAGAATCTAGTTCCAGTTGGGTTGCAGGAGGCTGCTCCGATTAATACCCCAACTGATTATGAGAATGAGAAAGCAGTTCTTGGTTACAATCAATTAAAGAGATCACTGGATAAGCATCTGACTCTTGGTAAACCAGAAACTCCAGAAGAAACACCACAGGATGCTTCTGATACGAATAAAGTTGGCTCTACATTCGGATCATCTTCTGAGACACACAGGAAGCAAAAAGTGCGCAAGTTGATGGGACATGACTAATGAATGAATTAACTACATCAATGAAGAAGTTGCTTGCCAATGTATTCTTCTATTACTACAAAGCGCATGCATTTCATTGGAATGTAGAGGGAGTCTTATTCTCTCAGATCCATGAGTTCTTACAAGATATCTATGAGGATGCTCATACCTCAGTAGATGATATCGCAGAAAGAATTCGAATCCTCGGTGAGTATGCTCCGACTTCGATTTCTGAACTATATAATTTCAAGACAATCGAGGAAGGCGAACTTACTGGCAGTAACCCAATTGGTATGCTCGCTGAGTTGGATCGTGATAATGAGACCATCCAACAAAATCTAACAGAAACATTCGGAATGGCAAATTCTCTAAATATGCAGGGGCTAGCAAATTACCTTGCTAGTAGATTGGAAATCCACTCCAAGTTCGGTTGGATGATTAAGAGTTACTTGAAATGACAGTTCTAACTAATTATTTTGCATCAGCTGAACTCGATCTATACATCGATCAGGGTGATGATTACGACAACGTCGTAACTCTTAAAGATCAGTTAGGCAATACAATTGATCTAACTGGGTTGACAGTAACTGCTTCTATGAAGAGGTATTATAACTCAACGAAAGATTATGCCTTGACTGTTGCATTATTGGGCAGTGGGGCAGATGGTAAAATCGTATTATCTATGACTTCTACTAATACATCATTGCTAGTCGACCCAAGATACGTGTACAATGTTTATGTAACATCTCAATCTAAGAAGGTTAAGGTTTTATATGGACAGGTACTAATTTCGCCTAAGGCTTAATCACTACGTTTTCTTATCTAAATAAGAAATAAGAAAACGATCTCTTACTTTAATTTATAGGAAATAATATGAACTTGACACAATCGAAAGACACAATTGGTGCTTCAGTTACTCGCGGAAGCGGACATTCTGAACAAATGTCTGTATCTGGTCGTTATCGTATGGAATGTCTTGGCCCAAATGGCGAAGTTAAATGGACAGAAGAATTTGACAACCTGGTAACTGGCGAAGGTAAGAAATTCCTACTTGACAGTGTATTCCCCGCTGGAGCTGGTACAGGTGCCACCACTAACGTGAATATGTTTTACCGTATGGCAATTATTACAGCAAACGTTGCAGCAAATGCTTCAGCGACCTATTCAAGTTTTGCTGGCACATACGAAGAACTCGGAAAAGCTGCGACGACACATACTAGTATGATTGCTTCGCGCGTCACACCTACATTCTCAGCAGCCAGTGGAACAACCAGTGGTGTTAAAGCAACAACATCAGCCACCACTGGTACGTTGGGTACTGGTACTGCTACTGTTCATGGTGTTGCCATTGTTGTTGTGAGTGCATCAGCTGTCGGTGCACTGGGAACTATCAGTGACACAGGTACTACTAATGCTAAACTATATTCAGTAGGTCTGTTCACCGACGGCGGTGGAGTTGCTAAGTCTGTCTCAACAGGNGATACGCTGAACGTAACTTACACGACTACACTGNCCTAATAAATGGCAACTGGTATTGGATCAGCTACTATTAACTTTGGCGCGCATCCTGGCTCTAATGAAGCCAGTGTTGCGGTCACAGGTCAGTCAGCAATCTCAGCGACAAGCAAAGCCGATGCATTTGTGATGGCAGATGACACAAGTTCAAGTCATACTGCATCAGATCATAAATACTTCGAGAACTTTGCTTCGCTGACTTGTGGAACACCAACTGCTGGTACTGGGTTCACCATTCATGCAAGATCGTTAGAAAAATTAACTGGGACGTGGACCGTGCGCTACGTTTGGTCAGACTAAGGAATAATTATGGCATTAGATACAGTAATTAAAGATAATTCATCGGGTGTTGTTGCTGGAGTCACTAGCGCAAATGAACTAAAAGTCAATGCAACTGGTGATTTAGTATTTTTTGCGGAGAATGATGCGGGTATTGTAACAGGAGAACGACTTCTTTTATCTCCAGAAGTAGATGGAGATTATCGTATTCGCATTGCTCATGAAACTTTTCTTGATCAAGAAACTTTTAATTACACTGCACAAAACACTGGAAAACACCGCTATTTCAACACCGGAATGACAAATGCGTGGAGTTTAAATGGTCTGCAAACAAACAGTGGTGCCGGTGCTACAGTTGCAAATAACTCAACATTGGTAGCTAGTTGGGCATACTTTCCACTTCATGGAGTTGCAACTACTTATTTTAAGTACAATGTTGCGTTCAACCAGTCAACGTTTCCAACAAATACTATCGCAGACTTTGGTGCATTTATTTCTATTAATACTGCTGCGGTTCCAACAAACCCTTATGCTCCTGTTGACGGAGCATACTTCAGAGTTACATCTTCTGGTATTATTGGCGTTATCAACTTTGGTGGTGCAGAAACAGTAACTTCTCCATTCGTGGTTGCTTCTGGAGGCGCAAACTGGACTCCTGTAATCAACAAACGCTATAGTTTTCTTATCGCTATAGGTGAAAACAATGTGCAGTTCTGGATCAATGATGAGCTATACGCAACAACCACAATTCCAGACGCGCAAGGTCAGCCATTTATTTCCACTGCTTTACCACTAGCAATTCGTCATGCTGTTACAGGCGTACCGAGTTCAACCTTCAGTTTGTTCGTATCTGATATGACAGTGAGTATTGGTGGTCCAGCAATTGCAGACAGAGCATCTGCAATTGGCAGTCGTACACTTGGATCATATCAAGGTCTTAGTGGTGGTACAATGGGTTCTCTCGCAGCATATGCAAACAGCGCTGCGCCAACATCTGTGTCACCAACTCAAACTGCTGCAGTGGTTACAGGTTTAGGGGGTCAGTCTCGCTGGAACTTAGCTAGTAGTGCACTAACATTCGACTACCCTATTTTCTCATATCAAGTACCATTTGGTACTACCAACCTTACTGGCATTCAAGGTAGAAGATTGGTAGTAAGAGGCATTGGTCTGGGTTCGATAGTTACAACTACACTAGCTGCTGGCGGATACGCAGTAACATGGTTTTTAGCTTTTGGTGGTACTTCTCTCAATTTGGCACAGGCCGAGGGAGCAACTGCAAAAGCATTTAGAAGAATTGCACTTCCTACATTTAATCAAACAACAGTAGCCACTCAAGCTGCTGGTTTGCTAGTAAACCAACCAGGCGGAACGTATATTGATTTTGGTGACGCACCAGTTTACGTAAATCCCGGCGAGTTTATTATTCTAGGAGCAAGAATTGTAGCAGGTGCACTTGCAACTGCTGGAACAATTGATAACTACGCTACATTCACATACGGTTGGGAGTAATATATGGCTATCACAAGATCAACTAATGCGGTTTATGAACTAGTAAATGCAGCTGTAATGGAAAATGGTTCTTTAGGCTGTACCTTTAAAGTAGTAGTAGACGATATTACTAGTTTTGACTTAAATCTACAAGTACCAGAAACCGAGACCGCTGCAATTCTTAATTCTACTATTACGGACGGCAGCAGTATTCGTACTAATTTAACCACAAAGATTTGTGAGCACTTTATTGCTACTGGTGAGATTGTTGGTACTCTGACTTAAAGAATAAATAACATGGCTAAATTTGTAAGCCCTAATGTATTAGATAGCGGTCTAAACTACATTAAAACTAATGCTAGTAAAATGCTTTTGATCAAAGCATATACTGTTAGTGATTCATACGCTACTGTTATTGGTAATAGTGTTGGTGAAGTAGCAATGGTGAGTGGTGACTATACGCTATCGTCTTCAGGTCTTAGTAGAATTTTGACTATTGCTTCAGGCAAAACAGCTACAGCATCTGTAGGTTCTGGTGCTACACCTAACCTGCATTTGGCTTTTACTAATGGTAGCTCTGAAGTTATTTGGGTTACCGATGAAACATCTGACCAAGTAATTACATCTGGTAATACCATTAATTTCCCTGCTCTTACTTATACAAGTAATCAGCCTACATAAAAGAGGCGCATTGTGGCATTCGGCACTCCAGTAGCAGGTACTGTTTTTTATAGAGCAGGCGGCACGCTGGTGAATCCGGTTTATCCGGCTGGCATCCAAAGCACTGATGTAGTGCTGATGTTTACAGGTCAAAAACCAAGTCTAGGAACTGAGGGCGAGGTTAACGTAGGTGAAGTAAACCCTCCATCTGGATGGACAAAAAGAGGTGAATTCTATCAGGGAGGCGGCTACACCGCAGTTCCTGGTATAGATACTGGAAATACTAATCTTAGAGTTTTCTCTTGGGACACACCAGTTACAGGACAGACTGGCTCAGCTAGTTTTTATACTGATACAGTCTCTAATGTACTTTGGGCATTTATTGTCCGAATTCCTTCTGGTGAGAATACATTAGTTTATGGTTCTGCAAGTGGCCAGAATACTGTCGAACCAACTGGATTTCTCTCAGTTGCTCTGACTGACGACGCGACTGCGACTAATTTTCAAGCAGGAGACCTTGCTATCTGGGCGATGTGCATCCCGACTGATGTAACTACCCCAAATCAATTTTCCCTTCATTCGATCACGTCTACAGGTGCTTTATTTGATACAGCAACCGAACTTCGAGAGCCAGATACAGCTCTAGGAAGCGACATTGGTGGATTTGCCGCGTACAGTGTAGTTACATCTGGCAGTAGCACTACAGCTCCTACTATTGAGACTGAGGTTTCAGGTTCATTTACCAACGTTCGCGGACCGATAGTATTGTTGCGAGTACGTGAAGGTTCTCTTATAATTCGTTTGACTTCTGACCCTATTTTACCTGTTTCAGAATCTTGGGTTGGAAATGGCTTAGTAGGCAATAAAAAGCCAACAACTGGTGGTGGTCGTTGGCAAATAACTTCTTCACAAAATCCAGCAGGATATAATGCAGGTCAAGCGGGTACTACTGTCGTTGATGGTTATTCTTCATTTAGACACTCTTTTACACTAACCGACGCAACGATATCTACTACAGTATATCCTGGATCAGATTCTGGATATAATATACCTATACAGGTGTTTGCAAGGTCTACTCCAGGCCCAACAGCAGATATTACAAACGGCTATTATCTTTATGTTCAATATTTTCAGATTAGTCTAAATAAAAGAGTTGCAGGTGTAGCTAGTACTTTAAGTGTAGTAAACGTAGATACAACAGGACTTCCTTTATCTTTTAGTGTAATCGGTTCTATAATTACAGTACTATTAAATAATGTACAAGTAATTCAAGTTACAGACACATCTATAACAACTTCTGGTTACTGGGGGTATGAAGTAGGAGCCGCTTCAGATGAAATTGCAGGTGTTATAAGTTCAAAAGTTGGACCAATTACTTTAGAAATACCTTCTGTAAGTATAACTGCAAATTTGTCACAAAGCGCAAATAGCAGCTCTGGTTTAGTAGAAGTACAGGGGCCAGTTACAATTACTCGTCCAAACTCTGACATCGCTGTCAGTGGTTGGACTTCTAGTAATGGTGCCCCACTTTATGATGATATCGATGAAGAAACTCCGAGTGACACAGACTTTATTACTAGTCCAGAACTTACGTCTACTCCCGTCGGAGCGACATTCGGACTAACAAATAGTTTATCAGCAGGCTCCTACAATATTAGTGTCAGAGGAAGAAGAACTGATACTGTCGGGCAGATGAGAGTTGTTCTAAGAGATTCTGGTGGTGTGCAGGTCGGAGCTACTAATTGGCAGACACTGACTAAAACTTATACTACTTATTACTTTCCAATAACGATTACTGGAACAGCGACTCAATCATCAGTAGAAGCGCGCACCGAGGCAATTTAAGTAACTAAATAAACAAACAAAGGAATTCGTATGAGCATTCTAAGCATTGAATTACAACAAGACCCATTGTCAATTGGGTATGCCCAGTGGATTCCGAATTCCCCTGGAGCCATCGCAGATCTGTTAAACGCACTTTCGTTTACTATGGTCAAGAGACGAATGGTAGCAGAACTTGATGTTCTCGGAGAGTATCCAACTGGTCCAATTGATGGCGATGCCGTATTGACTAAACTAGAAGTATTTTCTGAGACCACTGCGCCACTGGCAAGTCTGGTTCGTCGTGCATTAAAGATTCTATCTCAATCTGATGGAATCAATATGGGTGATCCTTCTATCCAAGCAATGTTAGATCAATTACAACAAAACAATGTTCTGACCTCTACTGAGGCAACTTCGCTAAAGGGATTGGCAATTCAACCTGCCAGTAGAGCAGAAGTTCTTGGTCTTACTCCTGTTACAATCGAACAAGTTATCGAGGCACTATAATGGCTATTCAATATGGAACATCAACCAATATCACTATTACTGGCGCTGGGCTTTTGTCTAATACAGCTCGAGCATCCACTGCAGTAACATCTGGCACTACTAATAATACCACTGACTATCTGGTGCAGGTTTCTGTGCTGGCACCTGCAACGACATCTGGTAACAAACAAGTCGTAGTATATGGTTATATGTCAACAGATGGTACTACCTATACAGGTAACTCCGCAACTACTGAATATATAACTGGTTTAGATGTGGCTGCGACGATTGGCTCACCGACTAACCTATTCTTTATGGGTACAATCCAACTTAACACTGTATCAGTAACAGCAACTGAGCAGTTTAGCGTTGCTACCACTTTCGGTACTGTTCCACCAGTCTGGGGCATTGTACTGTTCAATGATTGCGGTAGTACACTGGGCGCTACGGTAACAGCCAAGTACCGCGAAGTCTTTTACACCTAAGTAATGGCCTTTATCGGCGGTATACCAGTTTAATCCAAACTGTAAATAAATTTTTGAAACTAACTTGTAAAAATTATGGACGTATTTCTAATCAAAAATGGTGTAATTGAAAACTGCATCTGCGCGGATTCCGTTGAGAGAGCATTGATGTTCTATCCGGATCATACCTGCATCGAGCGCGTGGGTAATCTGACTCAGTATGGCCCTGGTGATCTATATGATGGTACTGATTTTAGCAAGGCTCCAGTTGTAGTTGTTCCTCCTGG